ACTTCCAATAGACGAACTGAGATGCACCACCGGGGCCGTAGTCTTGGAACAGGTCAACGCCGCGCTGTGCCCAGCCAGCCGGGGCGCTGGTGATCGAGGGCTGAGGGCTATCCTCGCCGCACGCAATCATCGCGATCATAAGATCGCCGGTCGTTACGCCAGACGGCAGTGCGGGCGTGATGGTTGTCGATGTTGCGGTTGCGGCTAGAGCGCCGACGCCTACGAGAGTAATAGCCATTGGGTTGAGTCCCCTAGAAAGTTATCCCTCGTTGAGTCGAGGGTCGATAGTGGGCTCCTCTTCCTCAGCCGGTTCAGGCTCAGGCTCAGGCTCTTCCCAAGTGATCGTGTTCAGGTGCGTGCGGAGTGCTGTGCCCACCCAGCACTCGTCGCTGGATGTAGTCTCAACTGCGCCGTTTGGTGCGACCCATGTCCAGACCGTGAGGCTTCCCTTCTTCCACCCGATTCCGTAGACACGGAACGCCGGTACGGAGAGATGGGGGATCACCTTGCGCTCGATCTGGTCGGACGAACGACCGGTGATGTTCCCAACGAAGACGCGCGACCGGAAGACCGGCTTCGCTCCGACAGGGATGTCGATGGTCACCATTGGGTACTGGCGACCGTCGAGCATAACGTGCGTCCCCTTTGGGACGAGAGACCAGCGGCGGGTACGGGCCAGCATTGGCTTGCTGGCCCATCCCTGCTCTTCTAGGTCGATAGCCCCGATGTCGGTTCCGTCATCGAGGGTTGCGTTTGCGAAGTAAGCGTACTCAGACATTGAGTTGTCAGCCCTTTCTGGACTCGTCGGTAGTTGAGGCTTAGACCTCGTCGTAGGAGTAGTTCAGAGTCTCCTGAGCCCACGCACCCGGAGTAGCAGCGCCGGTTGGGACCAACTGCAGCAGGAGTGCCTTGGAAACGGTGTTGAGACCGCCGATGGAAGCCGTAGCGTCCCACGTTCCCTTTGAGCCTGACGTGTACGAATACGCATCGGCATCGCCGGTCATCGCAGAAGCGGTGGGAGTGCTGTCGCCGGTTCCGGGGGTTGCGCCACCGGTACCGACTGCCAACTTGGCGCGGAGGCCAACGTTGGCCTGACCCGTGCCGTCAGTCCAGAACTTGATGTTGCCCCACGAAACGGAAGGAGCCACAGTCGCCTTGAGGCGAAGGTGCTTCTCAAACGAAGTGGTGCCCGCTACGACCGGGTTGTTCTGACGGGTCGTTGCGTCAGTTGCGTTGGAGTCGATGCTCAGGAACGAGATGCCCGTCTGAACGGTTGACTCAGTTCCGGCGTTTGTACCAGTGTACACGAATACGCCAACTGTTGCTGCCATGTGTTACTCCTTTGCCACCTTATTGGTGACTGATTGCTCCTGAGGCTTGGCCTCAAGTTCATTGATACGCTCATTGGCAGCATTGAGTTGGGCCCTGAGCATGTCGTTCTCGACAGTGAGAATGCCGATCTTTGTAAATAGGTCGTCTACTTGCAACTCTTGTCCTCCTTATTGCTGGTCATCGTTGTCATCCCAGTCAGCAATTTCACCATCCCAATCTTGGTTGGCGTGCTTCCCCTTGTAGCCGTCGCGGGTGAAACCCTTCTTTACTGGGTCATCCGTAATGTTCTCGATCCACTCAGAGCATCGGCCACAGAAGACACGGTCGATGCCGTCAGCGTTGTCGTCAATCCGGGTTTGCCAGTAGCGTCCGAAGTTGGGGCATGTAGCCGTGCTGCACGTTACTGTTACAAGCCTCTGGTATCGGCGTGTCGCTCGATCCCAGTTTGCCGGAACATTGCCTTGAGCGTCTGCCACAACCGGGCGTCGGACGGCCAGTTGAGTATCCTTCTTAGTTGACATCAGGCGTACCCTCCGACGAACAGGACATCAATGCCTGTAGACGTTGAGCCGCTGCGGAGCATGTAGATGGTCGAGCCCGCCGCGCTCGTGCTGCCCGAGGAGACATAGTCAACGACGCCCGGAACGGTCGTGACGCCGACGGGGAAGCAGCGAGGGTTAGCGCCACCGATGGACAGTCCGGTGATGCTTGTGCTTGTCACTGACCCTGAACCTCCAGCGACGTTCACCCTGCACGCGTACATGTTGCTCGATGTTAGGGTGTCTGGAGTGTGGAGAATGTTGACGCCAGAACGATAGAGAGACACGTCGGCACCGAACTGGATGCCGCTGTCTGGCGGGGTAGGGTCTGCGAATGACGTTGACAGAAGGATGCTCTTGGCCTTGATGAACTGAGCGGCAGATGCCCTAGTGAAGAAGTCAAACGATGAGTCGCAGAGTAGGTCGCCAGTATTCAGGTACACGCCGCCCATGAACTCTGCGTTGCCGTAGAACTGCAACTTGCCGCTGCTGCTCAGGTTGTAGATGATGCGGGCACCGTAGTCCATCGACCCATCAGTCGAGAAGTCAATGAACGGGTTTGTGCTCCTGAGTTCTAGGACTCCTTGCCCAAGTGTCGAAGAGTTTGGGGTTGGGTATCCGTTTGTCGTGAACCCACCAGCGTACATTCCGCCAGTGTACGCTAGGTCGCCCTCAAAGGCGGGGTCGGCACCAGCGTATTGCGTTCCTGCCGGTAGGCTTGATGAGTACCCTTGGTTGGAGTAGAACTGAACGGTCTGGCTTGATGTATCTAGGTGGATCGGCTGGAACCAGAGATGCGTGTAGGAGATGGTGTTCCTGAACCAGAGTTCGAACGTCGTAGGACCGGCCACGCTTGTGACGATGAGGATCCAGTCATTCTGTGCAACATCGACCGGGCTTGTCGTGTTGACTGTCACGCTAGGCTGGGAGCCAAACGCTGCTTGCTGCTTGACCCTGACGCTGAGGATTCCCCTCTGGTGCTGGGCCGCGCCGCTGCCGTTCCCGACGAACAGAAGAGTGAACTGAGGGTTCTGGTACTGGCTTGAGATGCTGCCAGTCGCGATCTTTGTCCACTTGCTGGAGTCGCTAGACCCGGTATTGCTCGTCTGGTATCCGCGGCCCGACAGGGTCTTGTGCCCCCCAAGGACGGACTCTACCCAGCGCTCCTGCCCATTGATGCAGACGACTGCTAGGTCGCCAGCGGTCGGCAGCGACGCCGAACGAATGTTGAACCCGCTGGACTCCGTCGTGCTGCCCTGTAGGTACACACCAGCAGTCATCGTGGTGTAGTTGACGGACACGATGGTCACGATGTAGCGGTTGATCTTGGCGTAGTTACCGTTCGACCCGTCGATCCGTTCCTCGATGGCGCGGATCATTCCGGTAGCGAAGGTAGGATCTCCGATGTCACTCATGAGACTTCCTGAATCTTCTTGACTGAGATCTGTTGACTGCTGCTACGCATCGGGATGTCAAAGCGCGATAGGAAGTAGTTGTCGTCCGTATCTGAGTCTGGCTCAGAGATCCGGATGACATCTCGTCCTTCGAACATCGGAACGACGATGGTTGGGAGGTTGATCTCCTCCTCCACCAGCCTGTTCTTCATCAGTTCAGCCTTGGCAAGATCCAGACATGCTGCAGTTGTACGGAGCGTGGTCGAAGTGATGTGCTTGACCCTATCGCCAATCTCGTCAACTGACGTTGTTGAGTAAGAGTTTGAGTAATAGACAGATGACGTTGACGTTCCGAAGTCGTCAATCGCTTCCCCGCGGACAACGGGGATGTTGTCGTCATTCTCTCCAGTAACGACGATGTGGTTCTTGATAGTGTCACCGGACTTCGACTTGGAGATGTTCAGGAAGATGGCCTCACGTCCCGGAGCGAACGTCCACTGCGGAGCGGCGTTGAGCGTCGCGTTGACGGTGTTCATGTCGGTCGTGACAAGGTACCCGGTGACATCGAAGTAGATGTCTAGGTTCCAGTCAGCAGCCAACTTCTTGAGGACATCCCCGCGGTTCTCGTCTGCTTCGAAGAAGATCGGAACCTGAGCAGTCTTCTCTGTCGTACCGCGAGATGCGAGTGGATCGAGGTTGATCTTCGACACACCGGCAGATGCCGCGATTGCAGAGATGATGGTGTTGTACGACGTGTTCTTTGAGTACGCTACTGGTGCGGCGAACGTCGAGGACGAGAAGCGCTTCCACAGATCGGACCCGTCGATGTTCAGAACCGACACGCCTCGCTCTGCAAGAACCTCAGTCTTGTCAACCATGAACATCCCAAGCGGGACGTACTGGTAGACTCCACCGACCTTCACGCCGTATTCGATCTTGAAGACCTTGTTCCACCAGAACAGGGCGTTCGTCCCAAGGGAAGTGTAGTCGCCGCCCTTGGGAGTGTACGCACCGTTCTTGTTGATGAGCCTGATCTGAGCCGTCCGACGGGTGGCCCTGTCAACGTCAACGTAGACAGAGCCTTCCGTCGTCGGGTCTGTGATGTCGGCAATCGGAACGAAGTTGGCATCCAGAGCAGTGACACGAATCGTTACGTCCCTGATCGGCGCTGTGAGCGCGTCTCTGAATGATGGTGTCACTGTGTACATGGCCTAGTAAACCTCAGTGTACGGTAGCGAGATCTTCATCGCCCCACCGTTCAGGTAACTCTTCGTCGGCGCACCGAAGTACGAGTAGTAGTAGTCACCAAACGGACTCTTGATGTAGACCGCGTCGGTCAGGTTCAGGATCGCAGTCAACTGCGCTTCCTTGGCCTTGCGCTCAAAGAGGTCGAAGTAGATCTCGACGGTTCCCTCGTTACCAAGGATGCCGGATCTGACGATGACCTTTCTGTTGCGACCGAACGGCTCAAAGACCTCTTCTTGGAACGGGGCGCTGTGGCTCTCGTCGGTAACTGCGATTGAGAACGTCAGATCCGGTCTATTCGGAGCGACGATCCACCAGTCGTCAGACGACAGAGCGCCGGTCGTAACCTCAGACGGATACGACTCGACGGTGTCGGCACCGACGAGTGACGATTGCTTGACCATGTACTCGTACTCAACGCCGTAGCCGGTGTTGTAGTCATCGTAGAACGGCTGGTTCACGTTCGTAATGACTGCGTACGTCTCCCAGTCCTCTGCGCCGTATGACCGACGGTAGAGCGTATACTTGACGTAGTTCCCATCAGCCGATGGATCCCACTCGATCTTGACGTATCCTGCGTCGTCATACGCCGTAGCGGACACGCCCTCGATTACCGCTGGCGGCGTCCACGTCGTTGTGTATGTGACGGAGTCGTAGTCTGCCTGAAGGGTGTCAGTGTCCTCAGCGTAGAGGTAGAACGTGTAGTCCTGACCGTTGGACAACTTGCCAGAAGGCATCGCGAAGGATGTAGACGATGATGTCTGCCACCCTGAGTCATATACGGACAGGTCGTTCACGTCCTTGACGACCATCTTGCGCTTGGCCTGTGACTTCCCACCGGAACCGCTGAACGTCCACGTTAGCGTTGGGTTGCCCTTGTTGATGTAGCCAAGCGTCAGGTCGTTGGCAATGACCGCCAGCCCGGAGGTTGTCGGGATCGCTGATGGCTTGAACCCGGCATAGCCGGTGTACGAACCAGTGGCGTTTGCCGACCCAGTGTTGTCAACGTAGTAGCAGCGCCAGCGGTACCACGTGTCCAGTGACAGGGCCGTTCCTTCCGCTGCCCGTGCCGTGCTGTTCGACGTGGTCGTAAGCCCGGCGCTCTTGGTCAGCGTATGCATCACGGTGTATGGGCTATACATCATCGAGACTTCGACAACGTACGAAGACGGAGCGTCTGCAAAGCCCAGCGCCTTGTCTGCATCGCTGAACGTGCTGGTGTACTGTGGCGTGAGCGTCGTGACGACAGCGTTGTTGACAGGAGATGTCTGAGTGGCAACAGGCGCAGAGTTCGTGTAGAACGTCATTCCTGTTTCGTCTGGAGAGTATGCAGACCAGATGTTGTTCGTGTCGCGGTACCTGACCTTGACGCGGTACTTGCTACCCCACGACAGCGCGGTTGTCGCGTATAGGTAGTTGACCGTCGTGCCGCTCGACGCGACGTTGGTAAGCGACACGTGCGTAGCGCCAGTCGTACCGTTGTAAATGATCATGTCGTACAGGTTCATCGTCGTCGGAGTCGTGAACGCGATGTACGGAGTCAGGGTTGTTGTCTTGCTGACTGCGGATCCACCAGACGAGTTCTTTACAACAAGACCTGTTGGAAGACCAGCAGTGTAGGTTGTGAACTTCTGGAGAGCAGACCAGCCTGAGTACCATCCGTTGGTATCTGCAGTCTGAGCGCGCACCCAGTAACTGACGCCGTTGGGGGCGAGAGTCGTACCGCACGTGATCGAGAACGAAGACCCTGAAGATGAGACATCACCAGAGTCCCACTTCACAGATGTCCCGCCAGCATCGTTGTAGACAACGACGCGGGCATAGGCCAACTGGTCGTTTGGATCCGGGTCGTCAGACGCCCCAGTGAATGTCGGGGTCAGCGTCGTGATCGTTGAGTTGGCCGTCGGGGTGACGTTAGTCGGTGTCGGCGGCGAGTTGTTTGGCTTGAATGCACGAAGCCCGGTGTATGGACTCCACGAACCGGCAAGGTCGCTGTTGCGCGCCTTCCAGTAGTAGGTCGTGTTCCCAGACAGCGTCGTCCCTGCGTAGGCGATTGAGAACGATGTTGCCGTTCTGCTCTGCGCTACCTGACCGGAGTCCCACTTTAGGGATGTCCCACCAGCATCGTTGTAAACGATGACCTGAGCCGATCCGACCTTGTCATTGGCGTCGGCGTCGTTCATGGTCGCTGTGAACGTCGGTGATGTTGTCGTCACTGCGCCGATAGTAGGCGTGGAGAGCGAAGGCGCTGTAGGTGCAGTGTTCGTCTCGTAGACGATTGTCAACTCAGGCTTCTTGCCGGAAACGTGTCGAGCGTAGAACTCAAGACCATCCCCGACGGTCGTCATGTCGTTGTTGTTCAGGCAGAACCCGTAGTTGTTCGACCCTGAATACCATGCATTGACGATGTCAAGCACGTTGATGCTCATCACCACGCCTTCACCGTATGTGGTGCAAGCGTGTGATGTCTGGCCGCTCGTAGTGTATGCGGTAGCGCGGTTTGTGTAGTTCCACGACTCGTTGCTTGACCAGATGGACTCGCCGCGGTCAGTTCCTTCTCCCCAGTCGCTCGTCATGCGACGAACGAGCAGGATACGGCCCGACTGGCTCGCGTTACCGTAGACGTGGTTGCCTGAACCGGCGCGGTGTCCAGTCAACTTCAGCGTGGCCGACACGATTGATGTCATGCCACTGAAGTTGATCGGGAAGTAGACGAATGACTTGTACTTGGCTGAGCCCATGCCGCAAGGGTGATGGTCGTCCCAACCGGACCAGCCGACGCTGCCGTCACGCGCCGAAGCGTCCTTTGAGCATGTATAGGTTACGGTTGAAGACATTGAGCGACCTCAGAGGACTGGCTTGGACCCCCAAAACCAAACTGGCCTTGGGGGTCCTTTGGGTTACTGCGTGCGAGCAGCGGCGGTGAGGTTGTTGATGAATGTGCTTCCACTCAGCATCTGTGCGACCTGTGTGGTGTTGGCATTCGCAAGAGCCCCATCCGGATCCTTGACGATATGGACGATTGTCAGCGTCGGGTTGTTGCCCGTGACGTTCACCGATACCGGTGACGATGCACCACCAAGAATGGTCTGCATCTCAATGACCGCTGCTGATAGCGCTGTGTAGCGAGACCGCATCCCAAGGATGAAGTTGTCAACTAGCGCAGCGCCCTGATCTCCGAACTGGACGACGAATGTCGCCACCGTGGCAATGATCTCGTCAAGGGCCTTCTGCACAAGCGTCCCCAGAGAGTCCGGGTCCTGACTTGCGTTCTTGCCGATGTTGAAGAATGCCTCGATAGCCCCTGCGATTGAAGTCGCCGCGTCGCCTAGGTTCTTGATCTTGGTGATGGTCTCATCGCTGATCCCACCAGATAGTGCTTGGAATTCTGCAACTGCAAGGCGGATCCAACCGAAGACAGTGTTGAAGTTGATGACCTCACGGAACTGGTCTACGAACTGGATCGTCTTGACGAAGGCGTCGTACGTGTCACTGATTGCTCCAGTGACCGCAGAGGTCATCTCGCTGAATGCCTTGACCTTCGCCATCTGCTCTTCGCTGAGCGAGAACTTGCCCATCGCAACAATCATCAACTGTACAGCGATGATTGTCGTGTCTACGATCCCCTCAAGGATCCCCGGTAGCGGCTTGACGTAGTCGTTCAACTTCATGAACGTGTCGAATGCCGAACCGATGGTGTCAATGATCGTGCCAGCGCCTTCTGAGAAGTCAGCAGCAGCGGTGACCGCTGACTGCTTCATCCCGGCAGATGCCTTGATCATTTCCTTGACCGCGGCGACCGTGTCGAGCGCGATGGCGGTGAACGTGGAGTTGGCGATGTTCTTGTAGCCCTTTGTCTTCGTCAGCGACTCTGCAACGCTGCCATACGTGTTGGCAACAGTCGCAGCGACCTCAGCGAAGACTTGGACGTTGCCAAGCGTTGAGCCCTTGTACTTCTTTGCTTCCTTGGACATGAACGTGATCGCAGCATGGATGTCTGCGATAACGATCTTGAACTGGTTGTTGTTGAGGTTCTTGTAGCCGCGCAACTTGTCGAACGAGTCGATAGATGCGGAGATGGCCTCAGCAAGAGCGCCAACGGCAGACGAGAAGTCCGCTACCTTCTGCAGCGTCTTCTTGCTCACGCCCTTCGCGTACTTGTAGGTGATGGTCGTTGCCAACTTCATTGCTGAAGCGACACCGCCCATCGCTGACTGAACCAACTTGCGTAGGTTCACGCCCTCCAACTTCTTGAGGGCTTCAGCGAGATCGACACCGTTCTGAGCGACCGTGAGTGCCTCTTGGAGAGGGTTCTTCTCAGACCCACCCGACTTGCTGCTCCCGCCACCGCTCTTCTTGCTGCTCGACCCGCCACCGACTCCAACAGGCTTGATCTTTCCTACGGCCTTGATGCTCTGGGCCGTGCTGAGCAACTTCTCCCACTTGGCGGCTTCGGCATTGATCATTCGGAGACCAGCGCCACCATACTGCTGGATGTAAACACCCATCAGACCCTTGATGGCGGCGATCCTGTTCTTGATTGCCGTGACGCCAGAGTCGAACGACTTGACCTGACCGTTGAGCCACGATGTCACAAGGTTCCAGCCAGCAGCAGCAGCCGCAGCATCACCCTGATTCATCAGGTCAACCATAGCGTTGAGGTTTGCCGCTACAGTCGGGCTTAGGCCCTCCTGCTGCGCGAACCCGGATACGAGCGAGGCCATCAGGCCACGTCCACGCTTGATCAGATCCTTGTCTCCGCTGTCAAGCATCGACTTGATCTCGCCAAGGACAACTTCCATCGCCCTAGGCGCAGCGTCTGCACCGTAGTTCTCCATATCGCCCATGAGCCAGCCCATTACGTCTGTGCCCATCTGGCGAACATTCTCTGCGTTTGACGACAGGGCTGTGTTCATGAACGAGACAAGGGAGGTGACCATCGGGTCAACCTGATCCTTGGCGTTCGTGTAGAACTCCGTGACCATGTCACGTCCAGCCTTGGCAGCGCCCTTTCCGACCTTGCCGCCCTTCGCCATTCCGGCAGTGACCAGATCCATCGTGCTGTCGAACAGCGTGAACAGTTGTTCCTCAGATCCGATCATTCCGGATGCGAATGCCTGAGGGATCATTCTCCCCGCTTCCTCGACGTAGTCTGACAACTTGTCAACCACAAGAGTAGTCGGAATGTAGATCCCAAGCATTGCGGCTTCTTCCATAGCCGCTGCGTGTTCCTTGGTTGCTTGCGCTTGATCCTCTAGGGCCTGAGCCAACTTCTGAAGTTCTACTTCGTCAGCCGCCGCTTGCTGTTCAGCAAGCACCTTGTCGGCCTCAGCGGCAGCGTCCTGACGAGACTTGTACGACTTAGCGTACATCTCGTTGATTCGCTTCTGCTCTTCGGTCAGCCCTGATCCGTTGCCTAGAGTCTTCTCAGCCTCTAGGTTGAACTTCTCAAGTTGATCGCCAAGCCATCCAATGGCATCAGCGATACCCTGAACGAACCCGGCGACTGCCTCTGCGACAACCTTGACGGCATCGAGGCTACCGACGAAGTCTAGGACGCCGCCGATTGCGTTTGTGAACTGCCCCAGAAGCCACCCAACGATAACGCCGATGTACTGGAGGCCGTTCATAACGCCCTTGACGAATTCGACAATAACCTTGACGACGCTTCCAATGACATCCTTGATGCCCTTGAAACTGTCTCCAGCCTTGTCGGTCGCCTTGGCGGTAGCGCCAAACCCTTGGATCAGTCCGCGAACGAACTGGACAACGAATGCGATTGTCGCACCGATTGCGGCGAGGATAGGAATCTTGGTTACGAGTTGGACCCCGAACTTCCCGATGCTCAACGCGGCCTTTGTGAAACTGCCTTGGATACCAAGAGCAGCCTTCACAAGAGCGGCCATCCCAAGAGTCTTGGGGGACTTGAACGGAGCCGCAGCCACGCCCTTCGGGACGATGACGCCACCAGTTGACAACTTCTGTGCCACGCCAAGTTCTACAAGCGACGCGGCATACGCCTCATTTGCCGCAGTAGCAGCCGCAGTGGCGGTTGTGTTCGCACGCAGGAATAGGCTCATCTCAGGGATGACCGATCCAGCGAGCAACTTGATAGCACCGAAGACGAGAAGGAACGTTCCGGCCAGAGTGGCGAGACCACCCGTCAGCCCGATGAGGGCAACGATCCCTGCGAACAATGTCTGGTTGTTCTTTGCCCACTCGTTGATTGAAAGCGCGATGTCGCCAATGACCTTGGCGATTGGGGTGAATGCGTCAACAATCGCCTGTCCAGTGCGAAGCAGCAGGGGAGCGATCTTGTTCGACAACTCTTGGAAGGTGGCCTTGGCAGACTTACCCATGACCTCCCAGCCCCTTGCGATGGAGTCTTGGGAGTCGGCAAAGTTCTTCTGCGCGTTGTATGTCGCAATGATCCCTTGACCGTACTTCTCCTGAGAAGCAGTGTTGGCATCAACCAACTTGATCAGGGGACCAATCTCGTTCATTGTCGCTGCAGAACCAAGAAGGGCCAGACGCTGCTGGTTGTTGAGCCCCTTCGTGAGGTTCGTCATGGCGTCAAGAGCGCCCTGCATCCCGACAAATTCGCCATGCGGGAAGACCAACTCGTCCCACGTCGTGCCGAGTCCGTAGACGGCTTCAGCCTGAAGGTCGAGTTGCTTGGTCGTCGCGCTGGTGTCCTTGGCGAGGCGGATGAAGAACATGCGCAGTGCACGTCCAGCCATCGAGCCCCTGATACCGGCGTCACCGATGACGCTCAGCAGCGTCGCTACCTCTTCGAAGGTTACTCCTAGGGAGGCTGCGACCGGACCGACCATCTTGAACGATGACAGAAGATCTTCGAACTCAAGAGCCGTCTTCATCGTGGCGGCGTATAGGATGTTGGCGACGCGAGCCGTCTCCTCCATTCCCATGTTGAACTGCTGCTCGATGCCGTAGACGCCCTTCAGGGCAGTCTCAAGGTCTAGCCCGGTGATGGCTGCAGCCTTCATGACCGGAACGATATCTGAGGTAACGGCCTCTAGGTCTGACATCGAGTCCACGACCTGACCGGTCGTAGATCCCCAGTAGTAGAGTCCAAGGGCGACTTCGTCGGGCTTGAACAACTTGGTCTCGATAGCAGTCTTCTGGATCGCGGTGGTCAGGTTCTCAAACCCGACAGCACCATCTGCGGTGATGTCCATCGAGATCGCCGCACGGCGCATGTTCCAGTCGAAGTCCTTGAGGGCATCGACTGAACTGCCCATCGCGTTGGTGATCGACTGACCAAACTGCTTGATCTGCATACCCATGATTGTGAACGAGTATGCGTTACGACGGTTGGTGTCGATCTGCTGCTGGATGTTCTCAACGTACTGCTGCTGGACTCTCAGGGCGTCGTTGTACGCACGCTTGATGTCCTTCATCGACTTCTGCTGAGCGCGTGCACTCGCAGCCGCAGCCCGCTGTGTCTCGCGGGCGATCTTCTCCTGCGCGCGTACTTGCGCAGCAGCGGCCTTCTCAGCCTCACGCACTTGCTTCGCAGCAGTGGTAGCCGCGGTGCGCTGCTGCCTGTCGGCTGCGGCTGCATCTGCGCGGGCGACTCGCTCAGAACGTGCAGATGCCGCAACTGCCGCTGCGTTCCCTGCCTGTTGCTCCTTGCCGTAGTTGGCAATCCGCTTCGCGAATGTAGACTGCTTGGCCTTCTCAGCCGCTGCGTCTGCCTTGACCTCCGCAGCACGTGCCTTCATGGCGCGGGTTGCGTCGTCCCTTAGGAATCTTTCCTTGGCCTTAGCGGCCTTCTCAGCGGCCTTGCTCTGAGCGTTGGCTACGTCCTCAGCAGACTTCTTCTGAGCGTTAGCGGCCTTGGTGGTCACTTGCTGGATGCCGTTGAGGTCTGCCTTCAACTTGTTGAGGGCAGTCTTCGCCGCAGCCGCGTTGACCGTGATCTTGATCGATAGTTCGCGGTTGCTAGCCATGTGTTATTGCCCCAAACAAAGAAAGACCCGCCCCGCCACTCGCTGGAGTGACAGAGCGGGCCGGGAGGGCGCGATGAAGGCTACTTCGTCAGTTGCTTCATAGCGACGGCCCGCTCAGCGTACATAAACTGAGCGAAAGCATCTACTAGGTAAGCGGGCTGATCGAGTAGTCCACCTTGGTAAGGAAGAGGGCCATAGCCCGATGGTACGTAGACCATGCGGGTCTGAACCTTCTTCCCTCCATCTTGAGGTACTTCACGAACAACCAACTGCCTGTTACGGCATTGGTCGTACAGGGCGTAAGCCTCTGCCAAGCGCGGGAAGTCTGCGACTATTCGGTCGCGGGTGTAGCCTTCCGCTGCCCCCTTGGAGAGGTCGAACGCTTTCCCGATTCTTCCTTGGTCAGCGACATGCTGTTGAAGTGTTCAAGCAGCACGCCGTCCAACCAGTTGGTCGCTTCGGGCGGAAGCAGTCCATAGTTCTCGACGGTGGGCGGAACGTCCAGTGACCACCCAGTCACAAGCACGCCGAACAGAACCTCAGGGGTCTGAAGCGCCATCTCTAGGTTGTCGCCCTCCTCAGTCATTGCTGACCGGGGAATGCCACGAACGATGGTGTTCATGTCCCGCTTGGTTAGGTTGGTGCGGACGATGACAAAGTCACCGTCCTCACCGTCAATCTGCGTGGTTTCTGTCTGGTCTACGATATGGAGAAGACCCATCGGAATCTGTATTCCTTCCTCGTCAGTATGGGATTACGTTACGAGCGTAGCGCCGTCCTGATTATTGATCAGGGTCACGGTGCAGATGCTGGTAGCACTTGTTGGCTTGAGGACCGTGCACTCAACGTCCTGAGTAATGAAGTCCGAAGCGCTGATCGGCACGCCGACAGTCTTGTACTTCACACGTGGGAGGTCGATGCGGAGCGACATGTTGGACAGACCGCTAGTTCCTACGCCCACCGGGCCAAGCATGTAGAGCGATACTGCGAACTCCGTGTCGTTCAGCAGCCGGTCGTACTCAGCCGTGTCAGCGAAGTCGAGGGCCATCGACAACGTCATCTCGCGAGGGCCAAGGGCCACACGGTAGTATGAACGGGTCGTGCGCAACGTGCCGATATGCTCGACGTTGTTGTTCACGTTGAACGTGAAGTCCTTGACTGCGTTGCTGGCCGAACCGGCGATGTCAACGGACGCGCCGCTGAATGCCAGCGGGTAGAACGAAGAAGCCGCGTAGGTCGGAGAGGCAGCGCCGCCCTGCTTCGCACGGCCAACGCCGTCGAGGCCGAAGGAAGCCATGACCAACTCACCGAAGGTGGCCTTGAGTTCCATCGTGTTCACACGGACGCCGTTGTAGGACATGATCAGCGGGGAAGGACCGGCAGTGCTGGTCTCGACGCTGAACGTCGGTGAGGCATTCGCGATGGGGTCAAACACGTGGGTGTAGCCACCGCCCGTGTATGCAGACGAGTTGATGTTCGCTGCGAACGCGGACTGAAGCAGCCCGCCAATATCCTCAGCAACCATCGCCATCTCCATCGAACCAGCGATCTGGTACGGAGCGGCGATAGCAACACCCGAGTCACGGATGCCACGAATCTGCAGAGGGTTGAGGTAGTCGTTCGAATCGTTGAACGACACACTGTTTGCGGCTAGGAACTTAGTCGGTGCAATGCGAGTGCCTTCGACACTCTCCTTTGCGAGACCTACGTATCCAAGCGCGCCAATTCCAACGTCAGCCATTGGGGTTGGTTCTCCGGATCAATCGAGGGTGCGTGCGTAGTTCTTACGCACGATGAGAGTCGTTCTGGACGACTTGGAAATCACATTCCCGCGCTGCTGCGTCCGATACTGCGTGGGACCAACTGTGATGTTGGTCACGGTCCCGTCGAGGGTTCTCTTGCTTCTCCTGCGGAAGTTGGCAAGCACCAGACTGGTGACCTGTACCAGCATCCTGTCTCCAATCGCCTCGTCGGCGTTGGCATCAAAATACTGGCGAGCATCGATATGGATGCTCAGATTGAGGCGCAGATCGCGCTTGTCGTAACCAGTTGTCTCTCCTTCGCTGTCGTCGCTTGCGGGCTCGACGGTCACGGCTGGATAGAGGCTGGCCGGGATGAGACCGGGGTCACCAAAGTAGACCGCGGTCAGAGGCAGGACATCAGCGATACCGCCCTCTGCGGAAGGCTTCTCGTTGAGATCCTTGAGTTCTTGAATGATCTTGTCTGCGACAGTCTCCAACGACGGCCTCCTATGCCTTCAGCCAGTCGTCGGCCCATGACTCCACGGGGTTCATCATGATGTCGGCAACCTTGCCGTCCACGTCGGGCCAGAACTCGCGCTGGGGAACGTAGTTCCCGGTTTCGTTCACGAATCCACCCTTGGTGTTATGACGTACCTTGTCGCCCCACAGCCTGAGTTCAACTGATGAGTTGGTGTAGATCTGGTCGGCAGAGACGCCTTCTGCTCCGTATGGATCGTAGGATGTCGCTGCGTCTCTCAACTGGCCGAACCAGTGCAGGATCGGATGTTCCTTACCCTGCCGCTTTGCGACGGTATACGGCTTCAGCGGTACCCAAGTCCCGGACCCTGCGGCCCCCTCCGTTTCGAAGACATCGTCAACGAAGTCGTAGTAGACCTTGGACATCTTGTCGAGCATCGGGTAGAAGTCAGACATCCGCTTGTCAAGATCGTCCAACTTGTCTAGTACGATCTTGAACCCGCCATCGACAAGGACTGCCATCAGATTCTCCTGCGACGGAGCGGGATCAGCAACTCGCTGATCTGCTGGCTTGAGAGGGGTACGATCTCAGGAACGGATTCCTGTGCGCCACCGTAGTCGGGCTTGAGCAACTCTGATACCCATAGGGCGGTTGCGTGCTTGACCACCGCTGGCGCAGCGGCGAACCCTCCGGTGTATGTAACCGTATAGAGTGATCCAGATGAGAACGTGCTGATGTTGTTGTCGAGCCCGTTCAGTTCGACCCTGCCCATTGCGAGGTTCATGTCCGTCAGGATGACGTTCGTCATTGACGACATGGACGTGGTGACGGGCGTGGACGCAATCGTGGTCTGGGTGATACCAGTCAGCGATTGGATCGGGTACTCGTAGATAAGGTGGGTGTCGGTGTTGTCGCCTTGGAACACTTCAGTGTAGTTCTCCTGAGAGAACTTGCGCTCAGTGAACGCATCGACGTTCGCCGTAGCGATATCGATGTACTCCTGAAGTAGTTCGTCGTCATACTGACGTAGGGCAATCCCGAATGGCTTCGTGCGGAATTCCGCAGGGGTGATGTATCCCATCTAGACCTTCCGCTTGATGTAGGTGTTACGCTTCTTCCTGAAGGCGTCGGGCATCGTCTTGCGATGCGCGAGGCGTGCCTTTGTCTTGAGTGACAGGCGGCGACGTTCGAACTTCTTCTTACGCTTCCGCGACAGGTCGAGGCGCTTGTACTTCTTGACCGTTGACTTGAGAATTGAGACCATTGAAGCGCTCCACCAACGTACGCTCGTAAGATGCCCACGTGAACTTGTCACGGGCGCGAGCGAGACCCTTCTTGGAGTAGCGCTTCCGCTGCTCAGGGCTCTCGATTGCCTTTGAGATCGTGTTCGCAATCTCAAAGCGGTCAACGTTGGCGTACTTCTGCCCGCCTTGGAACCACTCGTAGTCGTTGGGCTCCATCAGGTACCCGGCGTCACCGACGACCTCTGCCCCAGCGGCCCAGTCTGTGTGGGCCACTGGCAGTCCGCACGCCATTGCCTCAGCGAGCGGGAGACCGAAGCCCTCGACCTGAGACGGAAGTACGAAGAGATCTGCCATGTTGTAGAGATCGACAAGCCCCGGAGCGTCCTTGCCGCGGAGGGCTAGGGCGTCGTTGTGAGTCTTCATCTCAGATGGAAACTGGACCCTGTCCCAAGCGCCAATGGTCTTGGCGACCTGTGGTAGGTCCCAACCTCCAAGCCAGTAGTTGTTGAATGGGACAGTGTGCGCGTACAGCAAGACTTCCGGGTGTCTGCGGGAGACCAACTCTACTGCCTCGATCAGCCGGGGCCACTGCTTGCGGCGCACGTTCTGCGCAACGCACATGACCACGAATCTGTCGTCCCAACCCACAGCCCTTCGCATCTCAGCGCGGTACTCTGGATCCAGTTGCTGGAAGTCACGGCTCACACCGTGGTAGGCCATCCAACTGTCAAACCCGGCTTCCGCAAACACCCGTTGGCCGTACTCTGAGCATGTGATGAATTGGATCCCCGCCTTGGGGGCCTTGCGCCATAGTCCGGTCCAGCGCTCGTTCAGTGGCTCGCCCTCGACCGGCATGTAGACGACGAGGGGTAGGGCTGCGATCTCTTCGACCAGCAGCCAGAGCGTGACCATCGTCGCGTCACCGATGATGTGCACGGCATCGGGCTTGTGGGCCTTGACGGTTGCACGGGCCTTGCCCCAGCCCATCACGTCGCCCACGCCCGGAGAAGATGGTACGAAGACGAAGTCCTCGTATGGGCGCTCGATGTAGTCCTGCCCGCCAAGCACGACCAGTTCGTGCCCTGCGGCAAGGAGCGCGTCCACTGCGACCCTGTTCACCACGCCGAATCCTGTGCGCACGAACGGGGAGTCGCCTAGCATGAGAATCTTCATCTTCGCACCTCAGTTGGGCGTCTATGTCACGTTGTACGTGTACGTCAACATGACCTTGTTGCTTGTTGTGTCGTACTTGTAATAGGAGTTGTCTGACGTGATCGTGAAGTCTGTGATCTGAAGGGTGTCGTAACCTGTCTTGGAGGTCTTACGCACCATGTCTTCGTCATCAACGCAGCGGATGATGTCGCCACACGAACAACGGACGTGCATCGTGGCGAGGTATTCGTAGAAGTGCAAGTGGCTCATCGAGAATGTGGGGGAAGTCCCGCCGACGACCAGCGGGAGGTTCTTCTTCCAGTCCATGTCAGGAGTAGTAGATACGCGAGAAGGCGTCGATGTCGTCCTTGAACTTGAGCGAGTAGCCGTTCATGATGAGCCGGTTGACCCAGTCAGCGCGATCACGCGGCACAAGGGCAATACCCTCGACGGTATCAACGGCACCGTCGTAGAACGTCTCTCTGCAGTTGACTGTCGGATACCAAGCCGGTGACTGCATTGTCCAGTACATCGGATCGGCTTCAGAGGTAGACTCTTCGACCGTGACGGCCTCTTCTTCTACGACTGGCTTTGGATTGGGGATTCCGCGGGGCATCTCAACCTCCTAAGGGTGAGAATGGGGGGCTAGCCAATTATGGGCCAGCCCCCCGTTCTGGGTTACGCGAAGTTCTTCACCAGAACCGGACGACCCTCAAGAGCAGCACCGAAGTAGCCCTTGATGAAGTAATCCTCAGAGTCCTTCGTCTTCGCCAGAGGCGAGTACGTGAAGTCCTGATTGACGATCAACTTCATGTCGGCACGGCGAGCGAAGAGGATCTGCTTCGGAGAAGTAGCCTCCCAGTGGAGGTCGGTCAGGATCGGCACGCCGTCGTAAGACAGCACGCGGAATCCACCGCCAACTTCCATCGTGTCCACGAAGCGCTGCTGCGCCTGAAGAAGACCGTTGATCTGACGACGCACTGCGCGAGAGGTGATGATGACATCGCACTCACCGCGCGTGTCGTCAATCGCCTTGTCGATAGCAGCGAGAGTAAGAGCAGCCGCGGACAGGTCCGTGGTGCCACCCTCGTCGCCGGGCGCAGAGCCGTTGACCTGAGGGATGAAGCCAACGATTGAGTCGCTGGATCCGTCGCCGGTCATGATCGAAGTGACCAACTGCTCAGCAATCGCCTGAGACGAAGTGCGAATCTCTTCCTGAAGTGCGTTGACAACGCCGCCAGCCGCTGCAATGAGCGGGCCGGTGACCTCACCACGGGTGTACAGGAATGAGACCGTCTTGCTTACCCGCGTGTAGGTGCTGTTGCTAGCGGTCGGAAGCGATCCACCATCAGCAGCCCACTCAGCGGTAGGCAGAGCCGTGCGCTTGCGGATCCAGTAGGTCTGAGTAGGCCACGGCACACGCGTGACTACGTTCAGAAGAGGGGTGGCCTTGGCAACATAGTCGCGAATGACCGGATCAACGACCTCAGGGATGAGGTAGTTGCCAGTCGTTGCGACAAGACTGTTCAAGGCGCGTTCGATGTCAGCCATCGTTGGCGCTCCTAGAGAACTAGATAGGGGGGGGTTAGCGGTTTGCGTAGATGCCGTTCAGGCCCCAGCGAAGACGCTCTTCAGGAGTCATCTTCGACAGGTCGGGCTTGTCCGACTCAAACTTCTCGCGAACGAGGGGGGCGGGCACCTTCCCGGCTGGCATTGACTCCAACTGGGTGATGTACTCCTGCTGGGTAGCGACAGTCTGCATGAGTTCAGTGGTCACCCGCTCGACTTCCGCAGAGACGAACGTAGTGATTGACTCAGCGATTGAACGCTCCAAGCGAACGCCACCGACTTCAACGAGATCCTCTTCGCCCGTATCTGAGTTCTCAACAGTTGTGTTCTCAGGGGCTGGTGCTGGCGTGGACTCTTCCGTGCCTTCAAGCACGCCAAGGGAGATCAACTGATCGCCAAGCGCCTTGTAAGAGGCGAGAAGCGCTTCAGAATCCTTCTTGGCAATGCGGGCACGCTCAACCACGGGCTCCTCGACAGGCTCAGTGTCTGCGGCCTCATCGGCACGCTCGACAACTGCTTCCTCTTCGACGGACTCTTCGGTTGAGGTAACGTCCTGCACTGCGTCGGCGCTCAAGGCGACCTCAGCGGTAACAGGCTCTGCGTCTGGGGTCGTCTCCTCGACGGCCTTCTCCAGATCTTCTGCCATGTCATTCTCCTGTGAGATGTCGCCATCGAGACTACGAGCAAGTACGGTACCAAACGATGGAACCCACGACGGCTTGGTGGTGTTACTGATCTCGCGTAGCAAGACCTTCGTGAACTGAATGATCTTCTCGCCAAGGCCGTTCCGCTGTACGCGGAACTCGACCCCGTCGCCTCCGACCGACATGCCGTACTGCTTCTTCTGCGGTCCGGTGATCGATTCGTGGAGGTAGCGAGCGGCTGGGTTTGATTCGTCAAGGCGAACCACAACCCTCAAGTGGAAGTCCGGGGTGATTGACCCCTCAACAATGTGGCCCAGTTGGCGCAAGAGGCCAACCTTGATGTGGCTGTCCAGATATGGGATCGGGTCACCAGCATCTAGGCGGTCAGCAATCTGGCGAGCGAAGTCTGCAATAGCATCTTCGGACATCGCGGTTCCGTGGCTGTCAGGCTCAGGACCGCTAGCCTCGCCTACCAGATAGAGCCCCCCGTCCTCCCGCTCTTCAGCGCGGACGACTGGAAGCGTGATCTTCCAACTGTTCACTTTGTGTTCGCCTTCGCGTCAGACTTGTTGGGGTCAGGCTCCTTAGGAGCCTTCTGATTCGGGAGGTTTCCCCCCGGCGTTGCTGCACCTTCAGGTACTGTGCCTCCAGCGCCTCCCGGTACAGGAGGTGGTGCATTCTTTGCCTGTAGGATGGCATCTGCCGCTTCTGCCAACTTGGAGACTGGCATGAGGCCAAGAGGAGTTGAGATGTATGGTTCATCGCCGCCTTGTACGTCCGGTAGTCCCAACTGTCCGTTGACCCAGTTGATGGTGTAGATTCCGTTGGTCATACCTTGGACGTAAAGATCCATCTTGGTCTTCTCGTCACGCTGGTCAACGTCGTTGTGGGCGAACATCAGGTCATCGAACTTGAAGACGGGAATGATCAACTGCTCGTTGATTCCCTCTTCCACGATGTTCTGTAGAGGAACGATGCTCTCTGCACGGAATGACTTGTCGTTCTCTGCTGACTGGGATCTGTTCGCACTCTCCATCGCGCCGCCCAACTTGGTGTACGGCATGTCGAAGACTGCGAGGATCTCCTGCATCAGGCTCTTGCGACCCTCGATGAACTGCATCTCTGCTGGGGTCGATACTGAACGCTGCACCGACACGTCGCCCTCAAGGAGCAGCGGCTTGTGTGCGTTCTGCGATCCGACGTAGTCCTTCTTCAAGAACTCGCGGTTCCGCTCTACCTCTTCCTTGGAAGCGTTGCGCATGTTGAACACGACGCCGGTCTGCGCGTTGTTTGCGAAGAACGACTCGTTGTACTGCTGCGCGAACAGATCCTGAGCGACTGTCGAGGTCAGCGACTCAAGCGGGCTCAAGCCGTAGACATCGTTGTCAGGATCGAAGAGCATGAAGTGGGTGATCTCTTCTGGCTTGAACTGGGTCTCGATTCCTTCGGAGTCCCGGACAATGTAGGAAGTGATCTCTCTTGTTGTCTTGTCGATGACAACCGCCATCTGCGACGGGTGTACTCTGACGAAGGCGTACGGGACGCCCAGCCTCGACTTCGTGATGAACCAGTATGCATCGCCGTAAACCAGAATGTCTGTGTAGGTTTGGCGAAGCAGGAACTGTGCACGTGAGCGAGCGAATGTCTCTAGTAGAGTCTTCTGTCGAGCGGCGTTTACAGGCTTGGTGGTATCACGGGTGACGAATGTGTATCCGGTGGCCGTGGCCGTCTTCGCCAACTTGTCGATTGTCGCTCTGACGATAGGGTGTGACTTGTACATCTTCGTGTACGTCGCATACCCAGTCGGAGCGGGCATCTTCTGGTCGTTGTCGCCCAGAGATACGATGTTGTTTCCGGCGCGCTCAATGGCGACGGGAGCCTTCTTCGTTGCCACTCGCGCTACCCCTTAGTGATCACAAGCGAGAAGGCTGTCGCGGGCCAGACGACCGTCTGCCCACACTTGCGGCATGGGCCTTGTACCCGACCTTCGACCTCGCGATAGAGATCCTTGAACTTGATGCGGAGGATTCCGTCATCGCCTTCGATGCCGAAAAGCGTGCCGCAATGAGGACACTTGATGTAAATCGGCATCAGAGTACCTTCCGACCAAAAGAGAAAGACCCCGCAGGGACCTTATGGCCTCCGTACGGGGTGGGTGTTTGGTACTGTCGGCGGGAGTCGAACCCGCGTCCCCTGCATGGCAAGCAGGAATCGTAGCCGCTAGACCACGACAGTATGGAGCCCACCGCGAGATTCGAACTCGCTACCTCGTCCTTACCAAGGACGTGCACATCCGCATGTGCTTGACAGGCACCGTATTCAATTAGTGCCCAATCGCCATGATGGTGGCGGTGACACTCGACTGGTCAGACGTGTCGCCCGCCTCAGTCGTAAGCGCGGTGTACACCTTCAACTTGCCACCCTCGTAGGTAACGACACGCGTGCCGTGGGGTGAGACGAGGATGGAGTCCACAACCTCAAGCCCGAGCCCACTAGCGGCAAGCGTCTCGCCACCGGTCGGATAGGAGTTGTCGAACGCGACGTTTGCGATGACAACGCGCTTGTTGCCGAAGACGGACGAAACCGGAGTGGTGATCGTAAGTGCCACGCTGTGAACCTCTTCCTAGATTTGTGGAGCCCCCGCACGGATTCGAACCGTGATCCGCTGATTACAAAACAGCAGTCCTGCCGTTGAACGACAGAGGCAAGTTGGTAGGGCTGGCGGGATTCGAACCCGCATCATCCGGCTTGAAAGGCCAGCATCCTGAACCGTTAGACGACATCCCCAAGGCGGTTGCTGCGTCACGGCTTGACCCGGCTATGAACCCGACGAAACAACCAGTCGTTTCGGGTCGCATCATTTGGTGCCTCTCCCCAGATTCGAACTGGGAACATTGCGCTCTTGAGGCGCACGCCTCTGCCAGTTGGGCCAGAGAGGCAAGTGTTGGTAGGCCCACGGGGAGTCGAACCCCGGTCTGATGGCTGAGAACCACCGATCCTGTCCACTAGACGACAGGCCCATATAGTGGGGCGCGAGCGATGCGGACTAGGCACCGTCATTCAAGCCTTGCGCCGACCACGGTGACATCGTGGAACGGACCCAATGTTGGCACACACGGCTGGATTCGAACCAGCATCAACGGGGTAACAACCCGTGATCCTACCAATTGAACGACACGTGTACGATGGAGCCCCAGCAGGGAGTCGAGCCCTGACCGTCACGCTACGAGGGTGACGCCTGTCCCACAGACAGGGGCGTTGGCAGGGCAACGAGGAATCGAACCCCGGCCCGATGGTTTGGAGCCACCAGTCCTACCACTAAACGATTGCCCTATTGGAGAGCCCCCGGGGGATCGAACCCCGATCCGGACGGGTAAGAACCGTCTGCACCACCGTTGTGCTAGAGGCCCTCGATGTTGGTTCCGCCCCTCAGAATCGAACTGAGATATCCGGGACTTCAATCCGGAGCCTTGACCACGTCGGCCAGAGCGGCATGTTGGCGATGCTTGTGGGGCACGATCCCACCATCTCCGGATTGACAATCCGGCATCTCGTCCATCTCGACCTAAGCACCATGTGGCGGGCTACCCATTACCGCACTCCCCGGTGTCATCCCCAATCGCGCTGGGCGAAACCATGCGCTCTGTCTGGGGTCCGGATACCTCGTTTGGTGCGCCCCCGGAGATTCGAACTCCGACTGTACTGCTTCTAAGGCAGTGGCCTCCTACCAATTGGGCTAGAGACGCAATGGAGCCCCGCGCCGGATTCGAACCGGCCCGCTCTGCTTGGAAGGCAGACATGCTAGCCGCTGACATCAGCGAGGCTTGGTTGCGGAGGCGAGAGTCGAACTCGCGTGACGGGCTTATGAGACCCGCTGGGAGGCCGCTCCTCCCCGCAATGTTGGTGGACCCACAGGGAATTGAACCCTGACCTACTGCTTGCAAAACAGTGGTGCTTCCGTTATCACCATAAGCCCACGTTGGTCAGGATGGAGAGATTCGAACTCCCGTTGCCCGGTCCCAAACCGGGAGCGCGGCCACTACGCCACACCCTGATATGTATGTCGGTGACGGCCGTCCGACAGGCTTCCCACACCAGACCTCCTAGGGGCCCGATGGGGGCCGGGGCGTGATACCCCGTGCCTCGATTGTATGGTACCCACTGAGGGAATCGAACCCCCTACGCCCTGCATGTAAAACAGGCGTTCTACCGGTGAACTAAGCGGGTATTGGTGGGTCGTCAGGGGATCGAGCCCTACCAGCCGAAGCATCGGTTTTACAGACCGTCCCGCGTCCTTAGCGAGATACCGACCCAAGTGGTCCCCCGGATAGGATTCGAACCCACCGTTCAGGCTTAGAACACCTGTTACCGATCCACCGGACCGGGGGATAGTGGAGGCTCCTGACGGAATCGAACCGTCGTCAAGGTGGTCTGCAACCACCCGCCTTCCCATTTAGCATAGGAGCCAAGTTTGGCGCGTCGTGAGGGATTCGAACCCCCGTCGTCACGCTATCTGGCACCACCGAGAGGAGTCGAACCCCCATATGCACTGGTTCGTAGCCAGCCGCGTTATCCATTACGCTACGGTGGTATGTTGCCCGCGAGTCCACGTCCGCGCCGCATGGCAGTTGGCACACACCAACTCGCACTTGGCAATCTCCTCCATGACCCGCGGAAGCGTTGTGCTGACGGACAACTTCGCAACATTGGCGACCTTGCCGTCGATGTGATCGAACTGCATCACGTAGAACGGGTACTGCTTGCCGCAGTCAGCGCACGGACGATCTTCCTTGTAGCGCTGGACCGCCGCCTTGACCTCCGCGCGGCGACGCTTGTTGCGTTCGCGGTAGTAGTCAGGCTGTTCCCGGTAGTGGTCGGCAGATGTCCTGTAGTCGAAGTCCGGGTTACTCATTGAAACCCAATCTCCTAATGGTTCGTAGCCATTGGCACCGTTCCGCTGTGCTAACGACGCGTGATGTTGGCAACCCCACAGGGATTCGAACCCCAATCATCTGGCTCAGAACCAGAGATCCTACCGTTGAACGATAGGGTTGCGGATTGTTATGAGCCCTCAGTCTCGCCCTCGTCAGCGTCGGGCGACATGTTCGCTCGACGGACGGGACGGCGCTTCTTGAGGTTGGCGCTTTCGGCTTGGTACTGAGTTCTGAGGGCGTCTGGAAGCAGTGCGATCACCGCGTCCANCGTTGTGATGAGACGGTCGGCCCACGTGTCGAATCTGCAGATGTAGTCTTCCAGATTGTTGAGCCGCTTCTCGTTCTTGTCCAAGCGCTCGTTCATGAGTTCGATTACAGTCTTGGCACCATCGGACACTGCCTTGGCACCAGTCGCGACACTGGTAGAGTTGTCGCTTGTGACCTTCATCAGGGCGGCGAGGCCACCTAGTCCACCTAGGATTGCTGCAATGAGGGCTACGAAGATCGGTAGTAGATCTGTGTTATTCATCCCCGCGTCTCCTGCGCGTCGCGCAGAAGGCTAGCAGCAGCAACGACAGTCCACCAAGAGCATACATGGTTGCTGTCATTGGGCTGATCCATTGAACGAAATCTTCTCGCAACGATGATGAGAATACGAACGCGAGGACAATGGCTCGCCAGATTAGCGTGAGAAACGCGATGACGCCGACGTAGATCCAGATTGGTCTGGGCCTCAGCGTTCCTCTGCGCAGCGAAGCGAAGATGAACCCTGTTGCCATCCCAAGGACAACGAGAGCGAGGATCCTGAGAAAGATCTCTAGGATCGTGTACTCGATTTCAGTTGTCACGGTGATGGGCATCGTGTGGTACTCCCGAAGGGATTCGAACCCCTAGCCTACGCCTTATCAGGGCGTTGCACGGACCATCGTGCTGCAGGAGTAGGTTGGTCAGCGGCCTGAGGATCGAACTCAGCCTGTTCCGGAGTCACAGTCCGGTGCCCCGCCGTCTGGGCGTACCGCTGTAGTTGGCTGGCCCGCAGGGATTCGAACCCCGACTAAGAGAGTCAAAGTCTCCTGTCCTGCCGTTAGACGACAGGCCAGCGGTCAGTGGTTGCGAGGCTCGTAGTAATCAGAGCCAAGGCCACCACCGAAGGCGTAGAAGATACCCAAGACGATTGGCAGGATGAAGAGCCCGTTCAGGAGCAGCAGCAGAGCGATGATGCCATACGGCGTGAATGGAGGGATCAGAAGGAACAGCCCAATGACCAGCCACTTGCCGACGAATTCACCGAATGTCTTCGGCCACCTGAAGAACGACCTGACCTCTCTCATTGGAGGTACCTCTAGCGGATTGTATGGCGGAAGGTGACGGAGTCGAACCCCCACACCGGACGAAACCGGGGTTCACCGTTTTCAAGACGGATTAGCACGCCACATGCGACCTTCCGAGAGTTGGCGGAACCGGGAGGAGTCGAACCCCCACGCCCCGTGGGACCACCGGTTAGCGGCCGGTTGCCTTACCTTTCAGCCACGGTTCCGTGCGACTGGGACCACGACGGTCCCGCAGTTGGGGCACGTCGGGATCTCACCCTTGGGCGAGACCAGAACCCCGTAGTATGTCTTGTGGTTGACACAACACTTCGGACACTTGTACGGAGTAATGTCATACCTCCTGTGCTACCACGCGAAGTTGATGCCGGGTGTCGTACGTCCCTCGCCGTAGAGGCTCAGCATCGCAGACCAGAAGTAGTCGTCATGCTGTCCCTCACGGGCACGGAAGAGGTAGTTACCGGCTTCGGACTTCTTACGCTCGACGGAGTGGATCTCCGCAAGTAGTTCGCGCTTGCGTGGGAAGCGCACCCTGTTCATCTGTAGATCGCCCTTGAAGGCAGTTGACCAACGCTCCTTGTTCTGGAGGTTGAAGGTCACGGCCTCAACGATCCCGCCGAACTCTGCAGTGAGTTGCTCAGCGAGGACAGCGCCAACGCCCGTGGCGTCGATGGTAACACGTACCGGCTTGATGTCCTTGATGAGTCCCTTGAAGAACTCGACTTGCTTGCTGTAGTCGTCCTGAGTCTCAAACGTCTTGTAGATCGTCTTGACGCCCGTCTCCTCGTCAGACGCGCTGACGGTGACGACGGTCTTGTCGATCTTCTTGGCAACGTCGATGCCGATGTTGTACTGGAGATCAGGGACGTAGAGCATCTGGTTGAGGGTGTCATCGACGTTGGCGACGATGAGGCCCCACGGATAGAAGTTCACGGACTCGTCTGCGAAGGAGCATTCATACTCCTGCTGGAACGAGTCGAGACCCATGTTGTTGAAGATGGCTTGGATCGAGGGGGATCCCCATCTCTTGACGCGTGCGTCTGTGTCGAAGTCTACCGCAAGGGCAGTTGACTCCGCTGGGTCAATCGACATGATCGAGCATTCCCACCAAGGCACCGTGTGCACGGTGAACTCTGGGAATCGTTGGCGGTCATTGACGATGTCGAAGAAGAGGCCGGATTGGCCCAGCGGCGTCGAAACGACAGTCAGCCTTGAATTGCCCCGGGTCGTAGCGGGCATCGCAGCATCGAACAACTTGGCGGCATCACGGATGAACGCGAACTCGTCGAAGTATACGTCCTTCTCGCCTCCCCTGATGGCAGAGGACGCCGGTTGGCTCACTAGGTAACTGGTGTTGGGGTGATCGTGGAGGCTGAACTCGTACTCAGCGTTGGTATAGATCGGAACCCTGAAGCCGCTCTGAGCCGGAATGGAGTGATAGAACTGCTTGGCGTAGACGATCTTGTCTGCCGCTTCCTTCTGGTTGATGGAAACGTAGTTGACCTTCTTGCCGCGAGAGGTAATGATCTTGTGCAGCCCCTCCGCTGCAATGATCCAAGAGAAACCGATCTGGCGCGACTTCGCTACGACCCGGAACTTGGAGAGATCATTCAGGTAGTTGATCTGGTAGGGCTCCAGCCTCGTCGGCTGTCCCTTCGTCTCCGTCATCGTCTCCAGAAAGACTGGGGCTGACGACGCGAGGAGGCTGATCAGCGGGTTGGTTCTGGCTTCCAAGGAGGCCAATGAGTCGGGAAGTGTCCAATCCGCGGGAATCGAAGACGTTCTGAATGAAGGTGTACTGGTCATTCTTCTCCTCGCCCTTGCCTTGCTTCTCCATCTGGAAGCGGAGGGCGAGCAGTTCCTTCACCGTTGACGAACGCTGCGTGGCCTCCCTTGTCAGGCTCCCCGACTGGATCTCTCCAGCGAGTTGTGGGAGCAGGGCCTTGAGTTGAAGCGTGAGGAAGATGTCGAGATCCTTGGCGAGTTCAGGCGAGACCTTGCCGTCGAGGACTTCGATCATGTAGTTCAGGTCGTCACGGCCAAGGTATGGACCCAACTTGGTCCGCAGATCAATGGCAGCAGCCTTGGTCATGGCGACCTTGGATGGTCCCTTGTTCTTGCTGCCGGGTGGACGACCTCGCTTGCGGGCTTCCCCGCTGAACTTCGACATCCCCTCTAGGTTGACATCGGTAAAGTCTGTCATTGAGTCTCCTGAGAGGGGCAGTTATAGTCTCTCACTATGTACACCGGATTTAGGGCACTTTTTGTGGAACGGCACCATGTAGGCTTCTACCTTAGGGCTTTCACGTGGTGGGTAGTAGTGCCAGACAGACTGGAATGTCAGGACTAGTGGTACTTGACTATGTAAGACACCAGAATGGGAGATGCTGGAAGATTCCAGTCTGTATGGGAGGACTGTCCGCTCTGGACGACCCAGTCTACCTAGGTTGACTATCTATACTATGGATAACGGCTTCTTGTGTCAGAGGAAATGGGACAACTTGATGTTGTTAGATAGAGTCGAACTCTATCAATGCCCGTAACGACTGGCATTTAGTAATTTCAGAAATGGCTTATATTTCCTCAAGGCACCGACCCAGCGGCTTACAGTGTAAGCATGGACCGCCCGGGAGGGTACGTATCCCACGCAACGTACGCGGGCCCGGTCCGGACATGCCAGCCGGTACGGGCCCGGCCGGGCGGACCGGTCCGGACATGCCAGCCGTTACGGGCCCCGCGGGGC